GACAGACTATTGCAGCTCTTATCGACATCGCAGCCGAAGGAGACAAAGCCATTACCAAGCTCAACGCCTGCGCCAGCGCCTACGAAGAAGTAAGGAGACTTGTCAATGGTCAATGAAGCACAACTGGCCCAGCTGCACATTGGCCCAGAGTGGGTCAATGCGCTCAACGAAACATTCCAGCGCTTTGACATTTCAACGCCACTGAGACAGGCTGCCTTTATCGGCCAGTGTGGCCATGAGTGTGGCAACTTCAGAATCTTGGAAGAGAACTTAAATTACAGGGCAGAGGCTTTGCAAAAGCTCTGGCCCAAGCGCTTTGACGCTGCCAAGGCTCAGATGTGTGCCAGGAATCCCAAGCTCATTGCCAACACTGTCTACAGCTCACGCATGGGCAACAGGGATGAGGCCAGTGGTGATGGGTATCGTTTTCGAGGCCGTGGGTGCATCCAGCTCACAGGGTCAGCCAACTACCACCATGCAGGCAAGGCACTGGGCGTGGACCTGATCATGCAGCCCGAGCTGGTGGCCACGCCCCAGTATGCGGCGCTGACTGCCGGATGGTTCTGGGACACCCACAAGCTCAACCAGTATGCAGACAATCAAGACTATAGGACCATGACCAAAAAAATCAATGGCGGGTTCATAGGGCTAGACGACCGGATCAAACACATCAACCATGCGCTGTCTGTCCTGACATAATTGGCCATGACCACAAAGCAGCAATTAGAGACCCCATCAATACCCAGTCTGGGCTTCCCCCCAGAAGGGTATGAGCGCAGGCACTTTAATGAGAACTATGGCTCTTTGAATGGGTACTTTAGAAAGCTGACCACCATCCTTGGCTCATTGTTTGGACCAAAGGGCGGTAAGTTTATGAACAACCCCTATGGGGCTTTTCAAAGCACTGTGGATCAGACTGCGGCAGCGGCCAACACGGCCTATGCCATGACACTGAATACTGTCGACTACGCCAATGGCGTGAGTGTCGCAAGCAATTCACGCATCACAGTGGTTGACTCTGGCATTTGGAATTTGCAGTGGTCTGGCCAGTTTGAAAACACCGACTCTCAGGACCATGATGTCAGGGTCTGGCTCAAGATCAATGGGACTGTGGTGACTGGCTCAACTGGATTTTTTGCAGTCGCAAGCAAGCATGGGTCAGTCGATGGCCATGCACTGGTCGGCTGGAACTACTTTTTGAGCTTGAACGCAAATGATTATGTCGAGCTTTGGTGGGAGACTGACAACACTTTGGTGACGATTCAGGCTTACCCAGCAGCAGGCAATTACCCCTCAACGGCATCACTTATTGCGACAATGACATTTGTCTCAAACAAACCAACATAATTGCCATCATGTACATACCACTCAAATTACCACCAGGCATCTACAGAAACGGCACAGAGTACCAGTCAGCAGGCCGATGGTTTGACGCAAACTTGGTGCGCTGGTACGAGAACACTTTGCGGCCCATGGGTGGCTGGAGAAAGCGCTCATCTCAGCAGATGACTGGAATGTGCCGAGGCTTCTTAAACTGGCGCGACAACAGCGCCACCCGCTGGACCGGCCTTGGCACGCACTCCAAGCTCTACGCCATGAGCGAGTCTGGCACGATCAAGGAAATCACACCGAGTGGCTTTACAGCCGGTGTTGCCGATGCCATTGTCAAGACGGGCTACGGCTACAGTGACTACGGCAAATTCAGCTATGGTGTGGCCAGACCTGATTTGGGATCAATCACACCGGCCACCACATGGTCCATGGACACATGGGGTGAGTATTTAATTGCCTGCTCCAATGCCGATGGCAAGCTCTATGAGTGGCAATTAGGTTTCACGACACCCACATTGGCCGCGGTCATTACCAACGCGCCTACAAGCAATAAGGCGGTTTTGGTGACTGCCGAGCGAATCATGTTTGCCCTTGGCGCTGGTGGCAACCCAAGAAAAGTGCAGTGGTGCGACCAGGAGAACAATACCCTTTGGACACCGGCAGCCGACAACCAGGCTGGCGACTATGAGCTGGCCACGCCTGGCACTCTCATTGCCGGCAAGCGGGTCAAGGGTATCAATCTATTGTTTACAGATGTGGATGTCCACACGGCCCAGTATGTGGGCGCTCCATTTGTCTATGGCTTTGAGAAGGCTGGCAGTGGATGCGGTCTCATCTCGGCCCAGTCTGTGGCGGCCATTGACACTGCTGCCATTTGGATGAGCAAGGCAGGCTTCTGGATTTATGACGGATACGTCAAGCCACTGCCAAGTGATGTGTCGGACTATGTCTTTGGCAATATGAACTTCAATCAGTCATCCAAGGTCTATGCGGTCCATAACAGCCAATATGGTGAGATTTGGTGGTACTACCCAAGCAGTGGCAGCAATGAGAATGACAGCTATGTCACTTTCAACTATCGTGAAAACCACTGGAACATAGGCTCATTGGCCCGTACTGCTGGCACTGATGCCGGAGTGTTTACCAACCCCATGGCCGTGTCCACTGACGGGTACGTCTATGAGCATGAGGTGGGTTTCTCTTATGACGATGCCAGCGTCTACGCTGAGTCTGGTCCAGTGCAATTGGGCAATGGCGACAACATCATGTCGGTGCGCCAAGTTGTCCCAGATGAGCAGACCTTGGGTGAGGCGGTGGTTTCATTTAAAACCAGAAACTACCCGACAGCAGCACAATCTACATTTGGGCCATACACGGCAGCCAATCCCACTGATGTGCGTTTTGCGGCTCGCCAGGTCAATGTGAAGGTGACTGGTGCGGTATTGGCTGACTGGCGCATTGGGGTGATGAGGCTCGATGCCATCCCCTCTGGAAAGAGATGAGCGACCAAGAACAATTGGAGAGGCTGCGCCACCATGTGGAGGCTGCCTTAGAATACTCTGGAGGCACACATAATTTTGACGATGTCGCTGAGATGGTCCAAGATCACAGATTGCAGCTGTGGCCGGCCAAAGACTCGGTGGTGTTGACAGAGATCATTGTCTACCCGCAGCTGAAGAATTTGCATTACTTCTTAGCTGGTGGCGACCTAGATGAACTCTCACGGATGAGACCATTGATCGAATCCTGGGGCAAGTCTATTGGCTGCACCAGGGTGACTTTGGCAGGCCGTAGAGGCTGGTCAAAGACATTTTTAAAAGACGAAGGTTACAGCCCACAATGGACTGTAATGGCAAAGGAACTTTAGGGGATACATATGGCAATTTCAGCAGCATTGAATTGGGCGCTCAATAACGGCAGCACTGAAGAGCAATACTACAACCAGATTCGCAATGAGTTTTTGAAGGCTCAAGCTCAAGGTTTAAGCGATGCCCAGATTGAAATTGGCATGAATCAGTACGGCATCAGTGCTGGCGATCTTGCAAAGGCTACTGGTGTCACGCCTGCGAGTGTGCAGGCACGCATGGAAGCGGCAGCGCCAACAACTGAGGCTGACTTGGCTTATGAGAGAGCAGCCCAAGCAGAATTGGCTACGCGCCAGCAGCAAGAGGCTACACGCCTTGCTTCATTGCTTGAGACTCCTACAGCAACAACTCCCACAGCTGTCACGCCACCATTGGTCACAACGCCTGTGGTGACTCCACCAGCTGTGGTAACTCCCCCTGTAGTGACAACACCAGTGGTCAAGCCTCCGGTGGTCACTCCACCTGTGGTCAAGCCACCCGTCACAACACCAACCACCAATACGGCATTGAATGCCCAGCTTGAAAAGGCATACAAGGATGGTGACATTGCCTTGCTCAATAGTCTGTTGGCCCAGAATCAGGTGACATCGGCCCAGGCAAAAAATATGTTTAATCTGACAGATGCAGATTTGTCATGGATTCAGAATAATGCTGGTGGCAAGTTTTACACACCACCAACGGCACAGCCTGGTGCAAACATGGGCATTGGCGGCTCATTCGCTAACTTCCAGTCCATCCCCATTGGCGCTCAATACAACGCTGCCGTGACAGCTGGTGGTGCATCCCCATACTCTCAGATCATGGGCCAGATGCGACCATTCACAAACCCTTATCAGAACTTTGTGGCCA